TATTTTATAATATCTTTCAGGTTCTAAACCAGACATGAATAATTTGAAATAGTTACCTGTTGAGTCAGCACTTATTTTAGTATAAGTTGTATCAAAATCAATTACAAACTCATCTGTGTCTAAATCTTTTACAGCATAATAAGAGGCTGTTGGTAAGTAATAGTTTGTAGTATAAAGAGAAGCTGTTTGCCATACTCTAGGAGGGTATGTTGGTCTTGAATTTACTCTAAAAGTATTAACACTATCCAAAGTAAATGTTCCTGGATTCTGTTCTAAAGTAACTGTTACAGGTGTAGCAGATATTTCACTTATGGCTGAGGAAGTATTATAAGTAAAATCATTCCATTTAAACTCTAATTGTGGAGGATAAATAGTATTTGTATCTAAAGAATAATACTTTAATTCAGGTTGAAAATTTACATTATTTGTAAATTCAGGAATTTGTTTTACAATAAATCCATCAAAAACATCATTTGGGATAGCTCCTGTATACCAAGCTCTAATTACATTAGATACATCTACATTTAAATCTTTATCACTTGAGTAAGAGAATGATTGAGTAGCTCTTAAAGGATAAGTATCTGTATTGAAATAAGATACAGTTGAACCTGTAAACCAAGTACCTCCTCCAGCATATCCATTAATATTTCTATTATCAGATGAACCTGTATATGAACCTGTAGAATAAGGATTATAAGAAGAATTGATAGTTGTCCAAGCATTGCTACCTGAATAATCTCTCCAATACCAACTTGTACCGTCTACTGAGATAGGGTCATCTAAGTATTTTCCTGTTCCCATAGACCAAGAACCTGAAACTGGGTATACTTCTAATAAGGTTCCTGTTGGACTAATATCTAAACCTGTAGCTGTAGATACAAAACATCTTAAATTTGCTGTCCAAGATCCTGTATCTAATAATTGTTCTGAGCCACTAATACCTAAGTAAGTAGTTGATTCTATAATATTTTCAATAGTAGCAGCATCAAAAGCTACTAAAAATCTGCTAGCTTGAGGGTTAACTGTTGAATAAGCAAAAGTAGTAAGAGTTGATTCAATCATCTCATCTAACCCTGTATTCATGTTAGGGAATAAAGAATATATTGTCGCGTCTTTAGTAGGGAATATTTTATATACTGCCATTTTATTTTATTATAGAGGTACTACTTTTCCTTGAATATCAGTGTTAGGGTATTTAACTTCAAAAATCATTGGATCAAGTGAAGGATATATAGTATTATTATTTGTTGCTCCAGCAATATCATAAGCGTAATTACTATATCCTAAACTTAATCCTGTTTTGTTAACAATACTAATATTTTTTACTGTTTGTACACCTTGTATTCTATCTAATAAGATGTATAAATCTCTTAAACCAATAGGCTGGTTTATTTGTTGGTTTTGAATATTAAAAAAGTTTTGTAAAGCTGTTACACATTTAATTAAGACATCATTATTATTAAAATTAGGTAAAGTAATAATTTCAAAATTAACACCAATGTTTATAATAAAGGCATCTTTAATTCTTACAGAATCATTAACTGCTCTATATTGAGATAAATAATTAATTAAATTAGATTTAACAGTATCTGATGTAGTAGTTAATTGGGATAAGTTATTATATCCTAAAACGTATAAGTCTAAAGTTGTTATTTTTTCACCAACATTAACATTTTGAGCTTTAGTTGGTTCAATATAAGCTTTAGCAACTCCACCATATTTTGAAGGCATAGATAAAGCTCTAACTAGATAATCATCTAGGGTAATGTTACGTAATTGAGCTTGATAATTAACTAAAGTATTTTGTCTAATTTCATTAGCTGTATCTCCTGATTTTCCACCAGAAGCAGCAGTTGGGTTATTAACTGTTAATGAAGCTAAAATGTTATTAGCTACAGCTGTTGTTAAATTATTATTTAAAAAAGTAGCTGTTGTTATTAATCTATTAATATTGTTTGCAGCTACATTTGAATTAACTCCTCCTCCTGTTAAATATCTTACAGTTAAAGTAGTATTAACAGGTGCAATACCATAAGTATCTGTATATAAAAAGTTAGTTGGAGAATAAGCTACAGTTAAACTATCTTTTCCAAATGGTAAACCTATACCTACATTGTTTGGGTTTGGAGTTATAACTTCATCTGTGTCAGAAGGATTACCTGCTCCAAACTGTATTTGTAAAGTAGTAGCGTCTAATAAACGAGTAGCAAATCTTCTTTGAACTTTTTTAAGTTGTAAAAGATAAGGAGCATTATCTCCAGCTGAATAGTTAGGATTATTTTGGTTAGTATTCTTAATAGAATCCATAACCATTTCTTGTCCAACATAATCTACTTCATACCAAACATTACCTTCACTATCTGTTATATCTAAAATTCCTACAATATTAGAATCATCAATTAAAACAGTTGGAAAAGCTTGATAATTTCCAAAAGTAAATTCTGTTGTTTTAATAGTAGCAGAATATGCTTGTCTAGTTTTCTTTAAAAGATAAAATAATGGCTCACCTCCTGAAATTTCATATATTGAAACTTCTGTAGGGTCTAATGAACTACTTCTTGCAAAGTTAATAGGATCCTCAATAATAAAAGTAGTACCTCCTGTAGAAACTTGTGTGTTTGAAGGTAATGTTAAAGAGTAATTATAATCAGGAACATTATTAACTCCTGAACCAATAGCTGGTACTTGTTGATAAAAATCAACATCAACTACAGATACATTAGTTGCTTTAGGTTTATAACCTAACATATAAGCTAAGTCAAAAATGTTAGTGACTTGTCTTGAATATTGTAAGAAAGTTTCTTGTACTTGGTTATCTAAATAAAATGATAAAACATCACCTACATAAGCAGCCATCTCCATAAACATCATTCCTGGTGATGCTGGAGTAAAGTCATTGTAAGTATTAGGATAATAAGTCTTAGAATACTCAATTAAAGTATTTCTGAAACTTGTAAAGTCCCTATTTAAATAATTTATATTTCTATTAACGTTAGCCATTATAATGTAAGGGTTATTGTATCATTTATTCCAAAGTTTTTAACAGAATATGTTAATTCTATTTGCATTTCATTACTATCTTCAAAACCATATATGTTTAAATTTTCTATTGTTACATTAGGGAAAAATTGTTGAACATCAGTTTGAATAACTTGTTCTAAACTACTATAAGTTTGATTAGTTAATTGTTCAAAAACATATTCTCTTAAACTTGATCCAAAAGTAGGATTAAATACTCTTTCTCCTTTATTGGTTAAAAAGTAATTAATTAAGTTAGACTTAATTTGTTCTGCTGTTGTATATGTTGATCTAAAAACAGCATCAGCATTAAAAGGAATACTCACCCCTACTGCTCTTTGAGGTCTTAAAGAACTAGTTACTTCAATAGGGTATTTTTGTATTACTCCAAATGCCATTATTTAGTCATTAATCCCATTATTTGGTCTAAAGAAACTTGTCCTTCTGGTAAGGCTCCATTAACTGTGTCAGCATTTCCTGGGTTAAAGTTTCCAGCATATGCTGTGTTAGCTGCGCCTCCATTCTGCATTTCACCTAACATACCAGCAAACATGTCTCTACGTTCTTGAGCTGATAGTTGTTTTGGTTTTTCAATGTAAGGTTGAGCATAAGTGTCTTTTGATTCAGTCATAACTTGTTTTGGGGCACGAACTGCTTCTAAAAGAATTTCTTTTAATTCTTCTTGGATAGCTTCTTTTACAGCTTCCTTGATTAATTTTTTAAATTCTGTCGGTTTCATTAGTTATAAATATTAATTTAATTAGTTTTTTATAATTGTTGAGTATTACCTATTCCTAATCCATCTATTATAGTTTTTATTTCTTGAATTAAGGTTTGGTCATTAGTTGTGAATGAATAAGGAGTAAAAGCTAAGGTTATACCTTGTGAGTTTTTAGCTACAGCTCTTCTTCTTTTTACTGTACCGTATGTCGTTGATGGTTCTTCTTCAATTGATAGATTAAATCCTTTATAAAAAGTATCAATAGGTTGTTTTTGATCTTTATCAGCATTGTTTTGAGCAGTTGCTATACCTACAAATAAAGAGTCTACATCACTAAGTTCTGCTTTTGGATCACATTTTACTATAAGTAAATCTAAAATACTTAATAAGTTTACTACTTTAGTTATAGAGGAACCAAAAACACCTATAGGAATAGCTACAGAATCTAAAAATTCACTTACCTTATTTAATTTAGAATTAGCTTTTTCATCAAATCTTAATAAATCTAAACCTGTGTTAGCATAGTTAATAAGAGTTTGAGATTTGGCCACTAATCCTGGTGTGGCTATACCTGATATACCATAGGCTGCCACTATAGCATCAACTGTTATTTTAGTACCTCTAAGTACTTTAGCTGTTCCTATACCAATGTTTACAAAAAATGCTGAAGCATTAATAACTTGGTTTATAGGGTCAACAACTTTTTTTAATTTATTTAAATCATTAACTAGTTTATTTCTTACATCAAGAAGTTTCTGAGTATTGGCGGGAGATAAACAAAGGTTTGAAAGATTTTTTTGAGCTTCTTCATCAACTCTTTGTTTTGCTTTTTCAATAGCTAATGCCCTAGCATCTGGTGTTGAACGAGGATTATTAACTTGGTTTATAGCTAAATCAATAATTTCAGGTTTAACACTGTCAGGAAGATTAGAACCATTAATTTGAACAGTAATATATTCTTCTATTTTAGGTTGGTATTTGTATTTTAAAGGAGTAATAACTCTTTTATTTAAAGTAGATTTTACTTTATCTTTACCTTTTTCTTTATATTCATCAGGTAAACTGTTGTATAATTCAAATATATCAATTCCTGAAGCCATTATAATGTTTTACTATATGTTGATTTGGTTTTGGTTAACAAGTTAGCGTTAATTTGGTTTAATTTAATTATAAAATCAGGTAAAATAGTTGTCACAGGAGCAAAAGCAGGGTGAACAACAAATTGCATAGCTAATCCTAAAGAAATTAATTCTTGAACTAAGTCTGAAAGTTCAGCTATTGTAGCGTCTCCTTTCAAAACAGGTTCAGTTGCTTCTTTACCTCCTAAATAAACTTCTTTTGATTGTATTACAGTTTTAGGTGTGTCAATATTAACACTTTCTACAGCGTTTAATCCAACTGATTTTTTAGAAGATAATAAGACATGGTCTTGAAAAGAATTAAATACTAACCTACCTGAGTTTATTATAACTTGAGGCTCTACATACTCATTAATTGCGGTTGGCTGAGTAGAGTAGCTGTTATAAGACACTGTAGGTGGGGTTATACTAATTTTTTGAGTTGATGTTAGGTAAATAGAACCTGAATCTTGATTAATATCTTCTACAATTGGAACCCATGGGTCAACTCCTTCTTGTTTGTATTGACCATTTCTTATAATAGTAATAGGATCTCCATTAACACCAGAATCAGACCAATTATTTGATGGTATACCATTAAGAACTGTAGAACCAAATCTAATACTATTGCCCCATCTACCTTCTAGAATATAATCACCTTCATAAGGTTGGAGTGTTCTAAGGTCTAATCTTTCTTGAAAAGTATATCCTAAATCAATTTCTGTACTACCATCTGTTACATGTCTTGCTACACCACTTCCTACAGTAACATAATCTTGTTTTTGATAGTCTGGAGATTGGTCTGTAAAAATTTCATCAGGGATAGCGTTATGATGATTACTACCCCAAACATTAATAGGAGCAAAATAATAATAAGTTAAAGCAGCAGGTTTATCATTTATATCTGTTGATGGTAAACCTATTAAATATACTAACTCATTAATTAATGGGTAATATTTTTGAAAAGGAAATAAAGGTCTAGCTAAGTTTTTTTGTGAAGGAGAATTTGATGTTGGGTTACTAAAGAATATAAAACCAATAGAAGCGTCTTGTCCATTTTCATCATATCCTTCATCTTCAGAACATAAAATAATACTATTGACTCGGGCGGTAAATATAGGAGAACCAGCAGTAGATTTTCTATTACCTCCTACAGGGTTTATTCTACCGAATATATTACTAAATCCATCAGACATTATTTTTTCTCTCCAACATTTTTAGCTAAATCAAATAATTGAGCTTTTTCTTCATCTGAGAAAGCTAATTCATTAGATCCGTTTTGGGCTTGTACTTGTAAAGCACGCTGAACAATGGTGGCCATTTTGATGAGTTGTTCATCATTTTTGACTCCAATTTCCATATATTCTTTAATTAAAGGTACTACTAAAGTAGCATCTCCAATGTCATTAATAAGGGGTTTTAATTCTCCAATTAAGGCAGAAATTTGAGCTTCTTTTTTCTTTTGATTCTCATAAATTTCTTCTAAAATGTCAGAGAATTTTTTATTTTTAAATATTTTAGAATCTAATCCACTCATAAGTTTTGATTATAAATATTGAAATCAAAACCTTGTATATCCGTGTTCTAGATAAAATACATATTCTTCTTTAAAAATATCATAAAGTTGATTAGCTATTTTAGTTATTTTAGGAGTTTTAGCATCAACCATTTCACGGATATAAATGTAAAGTGCTTTTTTATTAAAAATATCTATATCTTCTCTTTTTCTAAATAATTCTAAGATGGCGTCTGCTATTTGAGCATCTTCACCTTTTGGAAATAATTCAAAAATATGTTTTGTACAATAAGCTGTATAAATGTCTATAAAGTCTGAAAGTTTTTCTATTTGAGGTGAATCATCTATTGAGTAAGAATGTGTTTCATCTTCTTCAATTACAGACACAGGGGCGGTTTCAATTCGTTTTTTATAATTTTTCTGGTTTGAAAGAATTAAATAACGTTTTACAATAGTACCAAAATAAGAATAAGCTTTAGCTCCCTTATCAGGATTAAATAAATGGATTTTGCTTAAAAGAAATGAAATACATTCAAATTGTAAGTCTTCAATATTATCTACTTCTGTATAATAGAATTTAAAAGTATGAATAATATTTTCTGTTAATTTAAAAAAAGCATAATGGATACGCTCATGATAAATTTTGTTTTTTTCTTCAAAAGTAGTAGCATTATTGTAAGCTACAATTGCGTCTTCTGTGTCTTGGGTAAAGTATTGTACTCCTTTTTTCTTTTTAGCCATTACAAGGGTCATAAGTTTTTGATTTTAAATTGATTCAAAACATCTTGAATCATTTTTACTTGTCCAAAAAACCAACCAATTTCATCATCAGCTTCAAATAACCCTTTATCATCAACTTCTTTTAACTTTTTATCAGATATATCAATAATATCTGAAATTTTATTTAGGTAAGTTAAATAAGAAGCAAGAATGTCTTCTTGTCTTTCATTTTTTTTAAGAAGGTTAAAGGTCGTGTATCCTAAGACCACGACCATTATTGAAAGAATTGTAATTATTAATATCATAAACTATCTAACATATTTTTAAGTCCTTCACTTTTTAAATTACTTAAAGCTTTAGACTTAGTACCTGATGTTGCAGGTTGTGATTTTTTATTAGTCTCCAATGTAAATGATTTCTTTGAGGTATCCAAGTTACCTTGCAATTTAGGTAACCATTCACGTTCAAATTCAATACGAGCAGCCATTAAATCAGCCTGATGAACAATGTAAGGTAAAGATGTTCTGGGTTTAGTCTCTGGCATATATGTCATTAAATATTTTTCATTAGCTTTATCATATAAACCATCATGGGTCTGAATAGCTACCATTTCATTGAAAGTATATTTAATATCATGAGACTGAAGTAAATAAAGACCTCTATCAGGAACAGAAGCAAATGCTAAAGCATCATTAAATTTATAATCTTCCCCTAATTTTTCTCGTCTCCAATTATCAGTCTGGGGGATATAAGAGTCATGATTTTCATCTCCTAATTTACCTAAGTCATGATTAAGGGCAGAGAATACAAGTTCTTCTTTAGTATAAGTACTAATATCAGCTCCCATTTGAGCCCATAAGTCATGAAGATGAAGAGCACAAGTGATAACTCTATTAACATGTTCTACATAACCTCCTGGGAAGGCATTATGATATTCTTTTTTATGAGCAGCAGGCATAAGCATAATTCTTTCAGCATACTTTTCATAAAATTCAATTAATTTAGTTTTACGAGGTTCAGAGATATGATCTTCAATAAAACCTAGTAACTGCATCCAGTTACTTTGTATTTCCTCAGCTGTTAATTTCATTTGATCCTAATGGTTCTTGATTTAAAAAAACTTTAGCGTCATCAATAGCTTCACGTAAAGTAACTAATACTTCCTTTACATCTTCTTGACTACCACCACGTTGGAGGAAGAAATACAGTTTCTCAATCTGTCCCTCAGCTTTCTCCAAACGTCTCATTATAATATTCCTATTTTTCATATATGTCTATCATTTGTCCCCCTTATTCATCCCCCATCTTATCCCCTGTCTCTCATCCATCTTTCCTCAGTCTCAAAACCCCACATATCGAATAATAATAAAAACTTTTTTGGAGGCCAAATTATCCTTGAATTTTCTTTACTTCATCTAAAATTTTCTTCAAATGAGCGCATTTTTCATATTCTTCTTTTTCCTGAAAGTATGAAATAGTCTCTTTTAAAGATTTTTCTAGAGTAGTATCTAATATGAAATTAATTGATTCTTTATGAGTATCCAAGTTAGGATCAAATTTTGAAGCATAGTACCAAGCTCTTTCATAAGCAAGATCATCACCTACCAGGTCTAAATCTCCTAATTCTAATTCTGGGTCTGACTTTTCTAGGAATGAAACTATTTTCCTTTTAAATAGCTTATGATTTTGTATTAATTTTTTAAACATGCCTAACCAGTAAGCAGGATGTTCTTTAAAATCAACAAATACAATTTGTGTATCTTCTTTTATTTTATTTTCAGAACCGGAGTCAAATAAGTTAAATATCTTATTTATGTCCATATATCCATACATATAGGCGCCATAAAAAAGTTATATAGCGCCTATATTAAACTACCCTACGAGGGTCGATAAATTGTACGAAAAGTTATTTTAGGAGGTTATAGACCAAGTAACATATCAATAAGTTCTGGTTGAGGAAACATATCAACTTTGTCTTTTCTAGTATTAGTATGTGTCCACAAACCTTTTACTTTACCATAGTAAGCATCAGCATTCCATTCGAATGCTTCAGCACCTTTTTCTTTAACCAAAGCAGGTAAACCTGCTCTTACATCAATATTGTCTCTTTCGGCAATCCATAAAATCCACTTATGTAAAGCTTCAATTTGAGCATCTGAGTAACGATGCCAAATTTTATGTCCTCTAAACTCTTTAGCTAGTGTTACTGTTTGGGATTCAACAACTGGGGTTCCTTGGTATGCTTTTCCGTTAACAACATATCCAAAGTTACATACTTCAATACCAACTGAATTTATATGCATTTTTTGGGAGCCATTTGCTCCTAAATGCCAACCATAATTTCCTTGGGGAAATGCTTGAACCATTTCTCCATCGTATTTGTCATCATTTCCTTTAATTGAAGGACCACCTAATACAAATTCAGTAGCAATAGCACCTCTAGTATCCTTACCCCAATTATCAATTGTTTGGTATGGATTATGCCAACCTGCTGTGTGGTGTAAGAATACCCATTCAGCTTTAATAGGACCTTGTTTATATTCACCTACAGGTAAAAAGTGTCTATTAATTACTAAACCATTATCTGTAGTATAAACTTTCTCAGAAGCATCTGTAGTGGCTAATCCCATAGCATCCCAAGTTTTAGGACCTACAATACCATCAACTATTAAACCATTTGCTAATTGCCATTTTTTAACAGCGGCTTCTGTTTTTGGGCCAAAATCACCATCAGCACTAATTCCTAAAAATTCTTGAAGTTCCTTAACTTCTTTACCTTGTAAACCTAATTTGAGTAACATTATTCTTCGTTTTTAGATTTTGGAACAAATTTTTCAACAACAGTACCAAATACAGTTGCTATTGTTAAATATTCTACAGCTGCGATTGCCTCTTCTTTATGAGTTTCTTTACACGTAAATAAAAATATTACTAATGAAATGAAACCAATGGTACCAAGCACACGTTTGTGCGAGGTACCTTCGTTATTAGCAAACATGGCTTTTAAAAAGTTCATAGTTTATTTTTTAATTTAACAAGCACAGCAAGGGCAGCTACATGATGTACTGCACCCGCATATTATACAATTACATTTACTCATTTTTTTGATATTATTTTTTGATTAAAGATTTAACCCATGCTTTAAAGATATCCCAGTTACGAGTAGCAAATACTCCAAATGAGAATCCAGCCCAAATCTTATAACCAAAAGCCCATAAGAATAAACCGGCGATTAAACCAGCTATACCCTCAACACCATTTTTTACGACCCAGGTTTTGCAAACTAGGTAAATTTTTTTAATAAAATCTAATGCTTTTTTCATAATTAATAATTTTAATGTGATAATAAATATAAAAAGAAAGGGGGATCTGTGATTTCACTCACAAATCCCCTTGCCATAGCTACAACATCTGACTGCGGTGGACCTTATAGGGTTTGAACCTATGACCTTCGCATTATGAGTGCGCTGCTCTGACCAACTGAGCTAAAGGTCCTAAATAAAGGAGTTCATTAACGGGTTTAACTTAATTTAATTAAAAGTATTCCTTTCCAAGTGATTTCTTTAAAAAGTCTACTTTGCGATTTATTTCATCTAATTCCTTAAATAAAACATCATTTAATTTATCTACTCGAGAATCTATTTTACGATTTACATCATCAATGTTTCTATGAAAGTCATATTCTCTATCATTTAGATCTCTTTGAAGATAATCAATACTTCGTTCAACTTCACGTATTTGTTCTACGCATTTACTAACTTGTTTTCCTGACTTTAGAGCTACATTAACTATTACAACGCTAATAACTAACATAATTCCCAAACCAAAAGCTAAAATAATTTCCATAATTTTTTCCTTTCTTTTTAATATGTCAAAGAACTCC